TTGCATAAGTCCTCCTCCCATTTTTTATATTGGTATATTATAATACTTGTTTTAGAAAAAAAAAATAAAATTTTTGTAAAAAATATATTTCTATATATTTTAATTGTTTATTAATAGAAATTATCTATTTTTTCATATTAATTAAATCTTCGATATATTAACTTTTATATATGTAATTCACAATTATAACACAAAAATATTAATTGCGTCTTTTTTTATCTATCGGTTTGCCTGCATTGTCCAATTCTATTTTATCAATTAATAACTCTGTTTTGTCCTTCTTCCGCCTAAAACAAAAATCATTAATATCTAAATTTTTCTTCTTGTCCCGCCATTTTGAATCATAATTGTTATCATGGAATTTCCTAAACTGATTGCACCCTATATTAATTTTCATGGTATCATTCGGTGCTCTATACCAAAATATTTTTTCTAAAAATGATGTCCTTGCCCCTCTGTTAGATATTACCATGCATCCAAAGTCCGCCGTTAATTGCACAAATGTTTGCCTAAATGAATTGAAATCAGGAAACATACCCGCATAATGATCATATATTCTTTTCAAATTTGATACAAAATCCTCAGCCAACAAAAATATATAATCAAAGTTTCCACGTAATTCAGGTGTTATACCTAATGGATATTGCATTGTCAGTATATACATCAATTCATAATGTCGGCCGTTATATAATAGCTCAGTAATCGGCTGGTCTTTCATCCAAGTCCCTTTTTTGCTTAAACAGTCGTCCATAACAATAAATGCCCGCGAATCTATCTTAATGTTCTTCTTTTCCTTGTTTTTACGTTTTTCTATAATTTTATCCTGTCTATATAGCAACTTTTCAATTATATCACTGCGATAATCATAATGTATGTATGTATTCGGAAAAAAATTACCGTAAAAACAATTCATTCTATCCGTCGGTGCAATTATCATACCTACCGGTATATTACTAAAATGTCTTAATATTGCTTTACATACAACGCTCTTACCCGAACCCCTCTTAGCAATCATAACTATACTTGGATTCTCGCACATTGATTCTAATTTAAATTCATTTATAGGCAATTTTCCCTGCCCTCCTATATCAACAGCTTTTATTACCATCTTTAATATATTAACTTTCTATAAAAAAAAATGATTTATTGACATATAATAGCATATTATCTATTTATTCTAATATTATTTACTCTAATGGACTATACAAGTTTTATCTTTGGTGCAATTTCCGGCTGTATAGGTTCTGTTATGTCTCATCCAGTTGATACATATAAGACTCTTACGCAAAAAAATAATATCAGCAATTCACAAATTCCAAAATTTTATAAATTATCACTGAAACAATTATATAGTGGCATCAAGCCGGCAACTGCAAGTCTAATATTCGAAAAAGCAATTGTCCTCGGTGTGTACAATAATATGATGCACTATACTGACAGCAATATTATAGCCGGCGGTGTATCCGGTTTTTGTTCATCATTTTCTGTAACTATCTTTGAGCGCCTTAAAATTATTATGCAAGTTAATAACGCAAAATATAATATTAATTATAAATCTCTTCTGGATGGCTTACCAATAACTTTAACACGTGAAGTCCCCGGGTTTGCTATATATTTCAGTGTTTATAATTATATGAAAAATAATAATAAACATCATAATAATTTGTTCCTTACTAATTTTATAAATGGTGCAACTGCTGGTGTTTCATCTTGGATTTTCATATATCCGCAAGATAATATAAAAACTATCATCCAAAGTTCAATTCATACTAAACTTAAAATAAGTGATATTGCAAAAGATATATACCGTAATGGAGGCATCCGGAGTTTCTATAAAGGATTTCATTTGTGTGTAATCCGGGCGTGTCTTTTACATGGCTCTGTATTGGCTACTATGGAGTTTCTTAATGATTTACTTTGATTTACTTTATCAGAAAAAATGAAATATAATTCATATTGCTATTAGTATTATATCTAATACCAATAATCAAAAAATAACCATTCATTAAATGCCGATTATTATCATTTTTCCATCAGATAATACGATTAATTCGTATCCAGTCGCTATATACCCGGATGGCCGACAAGTTGCTCTTCCTACAGCATATCACATACATGTTGCAGAACAATTCCGCAATATACCGCCGAATATTATCAATAATAACATAGGGTAAATATTTTCTTTATTAAACATTCATACTAGTGTGAAATGGCCAATTCAAATCATTACATATTTTTTCCCATATTTCTTCCTGTATTTGCAATTTCTCTCTGCTTTTTAGTAATTCAAAATATTGTAAATACTCTGTTAAATTTAATATTTGAAATATTTTATGCAATACATACGAATAACTCAGAAAATTTATACGTGATGACGGACAATGGCGCATAAATGGCTCTTGTATCTGTTTAAACATATATTTAATCTTTTCTTCCATCTCTCTGCTTAAATTTGGTGATGGCCTCCCTGTTAATCTACTTACAATATACACTATATGACCATAATATTCACTGTATTTTAGTTTCTTCAATATGTCTTTCACTATCTTTATTGTTATATTCTTTGTTTTCACTATTTTCATTTTCTTCAACTCATTTTTAATATCATTAATAATGTATTCTTCTATTTCTGTCGACTCTTTTGCCTGAAACTGATTTAACCATTCGCACAAATGATTTATTCTCTTATATGGATAATGTATTTTCTCCGTAACAGAATCTTTATGTGATGGTATATCACTTTCCATTATAATATACTCAACTTCACCACATTTATTGCACACTCTGATACCCTCCGAATGTAATAATATCTTCTCTATACCACATTTGTCGCATAATAATAACTTTGTCTTTTTATCCGTGTCTTGTGATATATTATTTAATATCTTCATGTAATTATTAAATAATGTCGCCTTATTTGATACTATATACTCAATTTTATTGCTGTTATCTTTCGGCGCATTATCTGTGTTTTGCATATTAATACTCGTGTTATCTGTGTTATCTGTGTTATCTTTATTATCTTTATTATCTTTATTATCTTTACTATCATTCCCGAAAAAATTCAATATATTTATAATATCATTCTTGTCATTCTTTCGCATCCGACGTTTGGCTTCTTTCTTTGGTTTTCTTGTCTGTTGGCTTAATATTTCTAGTTCTATCAATTTTGCATTTCCTCCCATTTGCGCCGTTTGTGGTACTTCTGGTTTAGTATTAGTGTTATTAGTGTTATTATTAATATTTGCTTTATTATCACTTGTTTTATTATCACTTGCTTTATTATTATCATCATAATAGTCAAACAAGATATCATTAATTTTACTATAATAGTCCAATTCTGAAATATTGTTCTCAATATCATAAATTTCATTTTCTAGTTTTTGTATGTCATCCAGCATCTGAGACCGCTTTTTTATAAATTCCTGAATGTTATTAAATTTACTGATATCTAAACTTAATAAATTGGCATCTAACACTCTTTTTTCTGTCTTCAATCTTGTTAAATTATTTTTCTTTGTATCAAATTCATTGATATGTTTTTTATGTATTGTATCAAGTGTTTCAGTATTATTCAAATGCTTCACTTTTGATGGCTTACATTTAAACGATGACATTATTTTGTTAATATAACTAAATATAATATTTTGTTTCACTTTATACGTTCATATATTATATAGTTTTTTACAAATTATTTCTATATTAAGTTCCAGCAATTATAAATTTATGAAAAAATATGTTATTGCAATTTTACAAATTATAGCAACTTGTAATGCGATATTATTAGGTTGGCACGTCAATGTTCTCGACAATAAAATAATTTTACGTAAAAAGATTATGGATTTAACTGTATCAGAATACGATTTACATAATGTAATCCAATCATTGTTTGCCACTGAGTGATTTTGTCATGGGGCACGTTAATTCTATGTTATTAATTACCGGAAAATCAATATTTGTATGTCTCTTGATTATTTTAATGTAATGTATTATAAATACTTGTTCCTTGTTTTTGCTTTTCATTTCATCCTTTAAGGCAAACATTCTATTTGGTATTTTGAATGTTTTTGTTTTTAATTCCTTGAATTCTATATTTCGTGGCAGTATAAATTCAAATTCATATATTTGAAAATCTTGAAACATTTTTAAATTTTTATCTTTACTTTTATTTTCAAGATAAATAACTTTTATTTTTTTTGGTATTTTTGTTATATATAAGTGGCATACACTGTCTCCACAAAACCATTCAATCGGTGCTAATGACCACGATGTACTATTTTTTATGATATTGCCTTCTATTGCCTTATCCTGGACTCTATATACAGTGTCATTCGCATATATACCTTTTTTGAATATACTATCTTCTATTTTAATGTATTTCTGAATATTTTTTATTCTCATCTGCTGTATCTGCTGCAATATTTTCGTTAAATCTGCATTTATTAAATTAAATTCAATTACTTCAAATTTTTGTTTTATATCAAATGTTATAATATACTGCTCCAAACTATTTATACTAATTTTGCTGAATACATC